GCCAGATGCGGCGGCGTTGCCACTCTCGCCAGATGCATAATCTTCAGTGGCCCCATCGCACTTCTCAAATATGAACCGCACCCCGGCCTTGATCACGCCATCCAGCCCGATTTCTGCGCCGATCTTGATCTTCTTCCCGCACACTTTGGAGTCGCCACTCTCACGCTGACCGTTGTCCTCCAGATCTACCTCGCAGTAACGGCTATCACCGGGGCGGTAATACCGCAGCGTATCCAGAGGGTTCTCACATGCGTGGAATCCCTCGCGGCAGATATTCGCCTCCTGCTTCTCATACTCTCCGCCGACATCATACTGGAAACCGCGGCACCTCAGGTCCTTGTCGAACCCCTTGTAAGCTTTCATCAGACTTCCTCCCTTTCCTCAAGCCACTTGTCAACAAGGCGCTTGAAAATCATAAACACCCGGCTGCGTCCGGTCTCGATGCACACACCGAACGGCAGTTTTTCAGCCTGAATCCCGTCGGAAAGTGTTTCCTTGGAGATTTTGACGCCGTTTTCCCGCAGATACTTTGCGGCCTCGTCGATTGTCATAGTTTTTACCATACTTTCCTCCTTGCAATTGCTTCGCGGGTGTGGTATAATACCCGCGAAGAATCCTTGCCAATGCTTCTTCGCCGCCCCGTCAGGTTGCCGCCTGGCGGGGCATTTTTTACATTCCTCATTTTCCGGACTCGTCTCCTGCCAGAAGCTCGTCCACGGTGCAGCCGTACAGTTTGGCCAGCGCCTTGTGATACTTCCGCCCGGGTTTCCAGTCGCCCACCTCCCAGTGGGACAAACAGGACAGGTCAACATTCAGTTTCTTGCTGACCTGTGCCCGGGTTACTCCGGCATTCTCCCGGAGTTCTCTCAGCGTCAAATGCGTCTGCCTCCTCTCTAAATGTGTGAGTTTTCATTGACTGCGGCGGGGAAATGTGGTACCCTTTCGATAGCCCTTGTGGCAAAATCAAAGGAGGTGGCCTTTTGACCAAACTTTTGACCTTGCCCGTTCCAGACCGTGGGGACACGGCGTGATGCAAATGGGCTTTGCGGAACCCATCCCGCAAAAGTGAGCGGCACCCCCAAGAAGCACGGCTGTTTCATCGTGTACCTCTCGTAGAACCGGCAAGCGTCCACGCAGTGAAGCGTGTAAAAAAACGCAGCTTGCCACTGTCGGGTCATGCAGTGAAGCAGGTATCAAACTCACGCCGACGGTGCGGAAGGTTGCAAGGGTGTTCTGGTGAACAAATTTGGGGGAATACCGTCTGCGGAAACAGCCCGCAGACGGTTTTTCTATCCCCGCCGCAGTCATTGCCCCGGACCTCACAAATGTGAGACTTCATACTTGACACGCCGCCCAAACCGCGTTACAATGACTCTGCCAAAAGAAATTGTTAAAGCCGCTGTTATGGGGGTCTGGTGTTTTTGTACTCTTTTTTCTGGGGATTGCCTATATGATACCTCAGGATTCTCATTTTGTAAAGTACAAAATCCCACATTTCTCACTTTTGGAGAATCTCACAATTTTCAGGAGTGTAATTTTATGTTCTGGTCAGTCTTTGTTGGCCTGTGCGCAAAACGAGAGGTATCACCAAATGCCGTGGCAAAAGCGCTTGGGCTGTCGTCTGGGTCGGTAACGCTGTGGAAAAATGGAGCGGTGCCAAGGTCAACGACGATAAGGAAAATCGCAGATTATTTCGGCGTATCTCCGGAGTCGTTCCTTGCAGAAGCCGATGATCTGGCCATAAAAAAAGCCCCCGGCATAAATGCCGAGGGATTCGTGCCGACTATGAGGGATTGGGAAGAACAAGCCGAAAGCTGGACGGATGACCAGATTCTTCAGGCGATGCAGAAACTCGTGGAGATTCAGCAGAGGAGGCGCAGCGATGGGCGTTGAGCTGACAAGGAGTGCAAAAAAGGCGCTGGCAGCTCTCTACACGCATTACTGCCAGCGCCGGGCATACGGGCAGTCGAAGCAAAACTCCACATTCTTTATGCAGATTCCAGAAGCAATAAAAGATGGTGTGCAGGAGATTTGTGCTGCCGGATATGCCGAGTATTCTCGTTTTTGTGGTGTTGTCCTGACGGATGCGGGCATTGCCTACATGGACCATCAAGACCCGGAAACCGTCCTCATGTGGGATTTACATGACGGACAGGTCATAACCTAACTTGTTCTTCACAAATGCGGCAAAGTCACTGGCTTTATACAGGTTAGGTGTAAGCAGGGCATTAGACACACTGAGCCGGACACCGCACATATCAGATTTAAAGTCAACCTTATCTCCGATAAGCGGTGTTCCATTTACGAGGACGAATGTCTTTTCTCCGTCAGATGCAATCAGGACTTTTGCGTTTGATAATTCCATGTTTTTCTAACTCCTTCCATAATCGTCTTTGTTCTTCCTGTGTGAGTGTCTGGACGGCGGCTATGAATAGTTCTCGCTTGCTGCACTCGTCCATTTGTTCTATTGTATCATATTTTTCGCAAAACCACACGATTTATTTCCCCCTAGTAAAAAAATGTTTTCACCTATTCCCCCAAATAGGACAAATATTGCATACCGCGTTGCCCTATAATAGGCAACAAAGGGATAGATCTTGGGTTATGTTGGCCCCGCCGCCCCCGCACCGGGCGGCAGGGCCGATATAGCAGATAGCCCATCAGGCTGTCATCTGCTACGATTTAAGCATAGCAGTGCCGTGAACCCCTGTCCACATGCAATCCGGGGAACCGTGCGGCCGATGTAGGGCAAATGGTCCCCGCATTTGAAATTCTGTCCCGCCACAGGTGAAATCTACTTTATGGAGGCGAATAACTATGTCTGCGTTGCAGGAAATTGCGGGAAACATTGAGCAATACCCAAAAAGGATTCGTGAGGCAAAGGAAAAGAAACGGTACACCATCAACGACATCGTGGATCTGTCCGGCGTGTCAAAGTCCGCCGTGTCAAAGCTCCTGGACGGATCACAAATGGACCCGAAGCTCTACAACTCGGTCGCCATGTGCATGGTGCTGGATCTGTCGCTTGACGAACTGTTCGGGTTGGACAAGCCTATAGATCACCCGGAATCTATGCAGGCCAGGATACATCAACTGGAGCTGGAAAACGCGCATTTGTCCGGTAACGTAAAAAGGCTGGAAGAAGTAAACGCCATACAGAAGGACCAAATGCGCACTCGCAAGCCGGTCATCTTCGTCCTGCTTGGTATGTGCGCCGTGCTGGCCATGTGCCTGGTGGCGTACCTGTTTATTGACTCGCAAATCACGGCCCAAGGGCTTATCCGCGACGGACAGCCCACCGCCGTGGCGTGGTTTGTTATTGTCATAGCAGCCACTGCGGTGATAGCCTCTACGGTCATCATCTCTATGGCCCTGCGCAAAAAAGTGTGAAAAAAGGCCGTCCCACATGGGGCGGCCATGTCACAATATAAAGGAGGATACAATGAACTGCGTTAAGTGCGGTGGAGTTTTGCCGGATGGCGCTCTGTTTTGCCCATCTTGCGGAAAGCGGCAATCCAAACAATCCCGCAGGGCCATCAAGAGGCCAAACGGATCCGGCACGGTCTACAAACTGCAGGGCCGAAGGAGCCGCCCGTGGGTGGCGGCAAAAAGTAAAGTGATTATAGGGTATTACCCCACGCGCAAAGACGCACTGGAGGCTCTGGAGCGCTTGGCAGGAAAAGATTTGACAGAGCGGTATAACATGACCTTCAGGGAAGTATTTGAAGCCTGGAAAGAGGAACACTATAAGGAAATAGGCCCCCGTGGGGTGGAGTCATATAACCGTGCTTTTGACGTGTTCCAGCCGCTCCACGATGCAAGATTCCGCAGTTTGCGGACAGCAGACTTCCAGGCGGTTATGGACAAATATGCGGATAAATCCCACAGCACATGCAGCAAGTACAAGCAGCTTGTTACCCAGATGTCCGCATGGGCGATACGGGAAGAAATCGCCACGACAAGCTTTGCAAAATTTATCCACCTTCCGGAAAACGTGAAAAAAGAAAAGGAAATCTTCTCCGACGTGGACATTGAGAAGCTGGAGAAAAACGGAAGCGACACCGCGAAAATTATATTGATGCTGATTTACACGGGCATGAGAATCGGGGAGCTTTTCGGTCTCCCGCTGGCCGACTATCACGAAACCTATGTCATCGGGGGAGAAAAGACCGCCGCCGGGCGCAACCGGGCCATCCCCATCAGGCCGGAGGGCCGGGCATACTTTGCATACTTTGCCGCCAGGGCGAAGGGGACGCTCTTGCTGTCCGGCTATACCGGACAACAGGTACCGGCAAATTTCCGCCGACGGGATTACTACCCGTTACTGGAAAAGCTCAAGATCGAGCGGAAAACCCCACATGCCACACGGCACACCTACGCCAGCTGGGCCAGAAGATCCGGCATGGCCACAGAGATTCTGCAAAAAATATTGGGCCACGCCGACTATTCCACAACGGCAAATATTTATGTCCACACAGACATTTCTGAACTGATTGCAGCTGTAGACACGGCTGATGAAAAATAGCGTGTTACTAACACGTTACTAACAAGGAAAAGCATGGTATTAAATGTTGGAACTTTTTGGCGGAAAAAGCAAAGAAAAAGTCCCAGTTTCATGCGGAACTGGGACTTTTTTGGTGCGCGGTACAGGACTCGAACCTGTGACCCCATGCACGTCAATTATAGGCCAATAGCAAACAAACGGTATTGTGCGGCATTATGCGGGAGTTAACAGTTGTATGCGGATATTTTGGCGTTGGAAATTGCAAAATCCCGTTATATCCCGCGTCAGTTACTAACTGGTTACTAACAAATTACACCGCTGCAATTCCATGGTAGTAGGCAGACAGCTTTTCTTTCGGGCCTTTCGCGTCCTTGTCAAACAGGAACGCCTTGGCCATATCCGCAAAGAACTCAGGCTTGTTTACGCCATACTTTGCCGCCACGGAGCAGTAGTCCGAATACATCATATTCATGGCTACGTTCCAGTCATCCTCGGTGATGTGCGCAAACACGACACCGGCGTTGGCCGCAAGGGGGGCGGTCTGCTGAACGGTCCAATGCCCACCGGTGGTGCCGTCATCATTTTCCATGTCGGTATTCCATGCTTTAGCATCCTCTTTGGAAAAATCAGCGGACCCACACATACATTTACCGAGTTTATCGACCTGCTCCCAGCACTCCGCCATTCCTCGGACGGCAGCAGCGGAGCGTTCGGACACAGGCAGTTCCATGTACGCAGACAGTTCCTTTTCCAGTTTTTGCTTGTATTCTTTCAGGTCGTCCTTCATGTCGCACCCCTTACAGCTTCTCGACGGTGACGGCCATGTTGTTTACAACTGCCGCAACGCCGCCCAGGACCAGGGACAGAATAGAGCTTTCACACCCGCAGGCATTGCGGACGATGGCAGACAGACCAATATTAACAGTGCCGTTTTCGGCGGCGGTCTGGGCCCCCGTTGCTCCGATAATCGGAACGCCGTCCTTTTGCGCGGTGATAGACACGGTGCCAGCCGCTGAGGGAGACAAGGTGCCGGAGACGTTGACGAGGTAATACCCCTGTCCACACAGTGTAATGGCATTGCCGTCCTGCTTGATGTTGCAGCCGTACCGGCGGGTAGTATTTCCAACAGGGATGATGCCGTCAACCGGGACGGTTGCGTCGGTTGTGTTGGTGGTATAGATTGCAGATTTACTCATAGAATCATTCCTTTCTAATCAGGCTGATTTTTGTCCATTCAAAAATAGCGGGGCGACTAATGCCGCCCCGCATGCCTCGCCAAATAGGGCGTCACTTTATTTCGCTTACCGGGAATCAGATGTTGTTGCAGACGCTATTGCACCCGCAAAACGGAGAGGGACCCGCATTGTAGGTGTATCCGTTGGGATAACGCACTACGCCGCACAGCTGGTCCCTGATAAACAGCTGATTGTTGGCCTGTTCCAACTGGGCGATACGGCCCTCCAGCTGAGATTTCTCCAGGGCGGCAAACTTGGCGTCAATGTTAGCGTTGACGCTGTCAATAGCCCGCTGCGTGGTGCAGCAGCACTCCGACATCTGAGACTGGATGTTGTTTCCGGTCTGCATAATGGCCATGTTCGTACCGTTCTGCGCCAGGGCCATTTCCTTACCCAGCTGCCCGACATTGCCCTGCATTTCGTAACCCAGACTGCAGATGCCGTTGCCCACGTTGGTCAGACGGTCATTCAGCTGGCCAAACTGCTGGCCGAAAAGGATTTCCTGTTGGGACGAAGCGGTGGCATACTGGCCAAATTCGCCCTGCCGGTTCATCCCCCAGCCTCCGCCCATAAAGACGAAAAGGAACAGGATGATAATCCACCACGCGCCGCCGCCCCAATTGTCATTGCCGCCATCAACAGCGGCCCGAAGATCAGAGAGAGAATAGTTGTCCACTTCAAAACTCCTTTCTTGAAATTTTTATAATAAACCGTTGCGCACCGGCTTATTTCAGGAATCTCATAAACTCCTTGGCTTGCTGTTGGAGTTGCTGGAACTGCTGCGGGTTCATCTTTCCCGATTGCAGCATTTGTTCCACTTGTTCCTTTGCCCGCTGCGGGGTCATACCAGCCGCGAACTTGCGGAACTCCATCAACATTGCGAGAGGGTTATTCAGGCTTTTTGCGTTTTGCTGGAGCATCTGAATCATCGGATTTGGCATTTAGCATTTCCTCCAATCTTTTCACGCGTTCTTCCAAACTGGTAACATCTACCTTTGCGGGGTCTTGATACGGAGCAATGCTGTATGGAGTAACAGTACAATACCCCGCCCCATCGCTGACCTTGAGCCACACAACCGGGTCATTCTCGTCCAGGAGTAAGATGGAACTGTTGGGTGCCATGCGGAACGCGTCTGCCCCGTTTCTGCCGTTTACTCTGGTGATCTGGCACGCTTGCTGTGATGCTTGCCCGTATTGCCCCATGTATGGGGCACCGTATCCCTGCTGATATTGGTTGTTGAATCCGTACATCGCTAGCCCTCCTTTGCTTATATGGTACAAAAAAATCGCCCATTCAGATGGCCTGTAAAAGGTCTCTGAATGGGCGATCATGTCCAAGTGAGGTCTATTGATTTGTCAGCGCGTCAACAATTTTCGACAATGCCCTGCGGCGGTTTCTCTTGACGCTTTCCGGCGAGACGTGAAGCGCGTTGGAAACTTGGATATAAGACTTTCGGCGGATATCGCACAAAATAATGCACGATTCCTCATCTTCTGGCAAATCGAAAGATTGGACAAATTCCAAAGCTCTCTTAGGAGCCATGTTGGAAATGTAGTACCGAACGGCTTTGCGACTATTATCCATGGAAAAATAGAAGCCGTGGGCGTGCGGGCGCAATGCGCGGGCGGGGAGCGCGGCGTTACGTCACTCCCCGCCGTCCAGAATGTTTCTTACTTCTTCCCCTTCACGATGAAGCCGGTGAATCCGGCCTTTTTCAGGCGGTCCAGCATCCTGTCGGCGTTGGCGCGGACGGCGAAGGCTCCCACCTGGACCCGGTACAGCACCTGCTCGGTGTCGGCCTTGGGTTCTTCGGCGGGCTTCTGCGTCTGAGCCGGGACGAAGGTCACGCCCAGATACCGGCACAGGCCCCGGGCGATGGCCTCGCCGATCTCCGTGGTGTGCTCCACGATCCACTTGGCACCCTCCACCGTGTCGTGGAATTCGCACTCACAGTACACCGTGGGAGCCGCCGGAGTCCGCACCTCGTAAAGGTTGGGGTTCTTCTGCACGTTCTCGGACGTTCCCGGCGTCAGCGGGGCCAGCTCGTTGAACACCGCCTTGCAGGCGTCGTACCCCTTGCCGGGGATGGCGTAGCAGAACAGCCGGGTGCCCATGACCTGCCTGTTGCAGGCGTTGGTGTGGACGCAGTTGTGGATGTCCGCGCCGAAGCTGTTGGACTGGGCGCAGCGCTGGGCCATGGTGGAGCCAAACGCCGCCACCTGCACCTCCACGCCGCTGCGGCGCAGGGCCGCCGCCTCCGCCTCGGCAATCTTCTGGCACTGGGCGTGCTCGTTGGTATTGCCCCAGGCGTAAGCGTTGCTTACCTGGTCGCTGGGGCTGATGTAGACCTTCTTACTCATCGCTATTCTCCTCTCCCGGCAGGTTCTCCTCTGCCGTGTCCTCGGTGTGTACCTTCAGTTTTTTCAGCAGGGCCTGCATGAAGCCCGGCACCGGTGCGCCAATGGCCGAAACATTCTCCAGGATGGACAGCAGCTCGTTGATCACCAGCCAGATGATGACGATGCTGGCAAACAAAAAGTCCACCGGCCAGTCCCAGCCCAGGCTGTCCGCCCCGTAGCGCAGCAGCCAGTCCACCACGCAGGCCACCCCGACAATCACCAGGTAGCCCACCTTTTTCAGGATGCCCCGCAGGCCCACCCGGGAGGACAGTTCCCCGGCGTTCCATGACTTGGTCATGCCGGTGATGTAGTCCAGCAGCATCACCACCACCAGCACCAGCACCGGCACCAGCAGCTGAATGCCGTAAGCGCACAGCGCCCCCAGCGCAGCCGCCAGCGCGGCCTTGATCGTGTTTTCTTTCATGCGTGTATCTCCTTTCAATTTGTGATTTTGCTTTAATTTTTGTGTAATATTTGGCTATTTCGCCAATTGACTTGTACGCACAGCGGGCGTACAATATAACCAGGGTAAGAGTAACGGACAGGCCATCAGGCCGGAAAGGATAAAATTTATGAAGTACGATGTTTGTCTCAGCAACCAAGATGTCATTTTTGACAGCGCTTCCGGGTTCGAAACAGCCGAGGAGGCTATCGAGTGGGGACTCGGCCGCAGCGGGCGCTACGTGATACAGATCGGTCCTGACGGCGAGGAGTCTTTGGGTGTGTCCTTGGGTGTCACAAACGGAGCGCTCATCAGCGTCTACAATCCTGTTGCGTTTGGCGGCTGGCGTAACATGACAGCAAGTGACGCTGCCGACTATGTGCGCCGCATGATCGGCTGACACCGGCTGAGCCGGAGAGAGGAAATGAGAGCAGGAAGGAGAATGGCATGGCCAAGACAGAACGTCTGTACATCCGGCTCACGCTGGAGCTCAAAGAGCAAATCCAGGCCGCTGCCGAAGCGGAGGGCCGCAGCGTATCCAACTACATCGAGCACCTGATAACGCAGGCGCTCAAGCGGGAGGGCTAATCGCCCTCCTTTTTTCGCGCCTCGGATGGCAATCCTTTCATGAGGTTTTACTCCTTTCGTGTTATGAAATTTCCTCATTCACCGTAATCACGGAATGCGAATCTATCCAGTAGCACCCGAATCGGGCAAAGGCCACCGTCTTGCCGGAATAGGCCGGAACCGTGAGGCTGGCAAGATACCCGCCCGACATGGTATTCGTTCCCGTATCCTTCCAATACGGGGCTGCGATTACCGCCTTGTTCGCATCATAAAATGCGATGCGTTGTTCGTTGATAGCGGCCGACCCCTCCTTCAGGTTCATCCCCTCAAATCGTACCTTGTCCCCGGAATGGACCGGGATGAATCCGGTAATGTATGTCGATTAGGCCGCAGCCGTGGCGTTCATCTGCTGATACTCCTCCACGGCGGGCTGTAACGGAGCGATTGCCATAACGGCATCGGCCATTTCGGCGATTTTATAGGTGGCCGTACTGCCGTTTTTGGTCCGGATGGCGTTTGCGATGGCCAGGACGCTGGCCTCCTCGTAGAGCTTCTTTGCCATCAGTAGCTCACCTCCGTTCCATCCGGCAGAGCCGCCAGCACATCAGCGACTATCTCCGCCTTGTCCGCTGCCGTCCAGTAGTCCGTGCCTCTGACTGGGGTCTTGCCGGGCGTGCCGGGGTCACCTTTTTCGCCGGGGTCACCCTTTGCGCCTGGGTCACCCTTTGCGCCTGGGTCACCCTTTGCGCCGGGGTCGCCCTTTGCGCCGGGGTCGCCCTTTGCGCCGGGGTCGCCCTTTGCGCCATCGAACGCCCCGCTGGCCTTGGCCTGTGCCAGCGCCGCCTCCGTGGCCGCCTGCAGCGTGTCCGCCGACAACGCCCCCACCTCTGCCGCCGTGTAGGTCGGCTTCTTTGCGGCTTTGGCCCACTCCGGCACGGTCGGGTCCGTCTCTGTTACCGGATGCTCGGTCAGGTACGAAGCCACGGCCTTGGCAATGTCCTCCTCGGACGCGCCGCCCATGCCACGGATCAGCTCCATCAGCTGGTTGTACACGCTCTCGGGCGGGTCAGCAGGCGCGCCGCCTGCTGTGGTAACCGACGGCAGCACCCGCAGGTCCGCCGCCCGGCTGGTGTGCAGGTCCCCGGCGTACAGGCCCACGGACGCCCACCCCGGCGTGCTGAGCACCGGCAGAACCGCCGTATTGCCGGTGAATACCGCGTCCTGATAGGTGCCGTCCGCCAGGTTCACCCGCATGGTCTTGGTGTCGTAAGGCGTCCATTCCTCGTCCAGGTCCCACACCACCGTGTAGTCGCTGTTGTTGCAGATAATCACGCCCTCGCCATCGGCGCACTTGTCGCGGACTTTGATGTTGATTTCTGGCATATACTCCCTCCTTATGCCGTCCTGCGCCATGTGTACACGGCCAAGTACGGCGGCATATTGTTGTGGGCCTGGCCGCCGCAGTTGGACGTAGCCTTGCCCGTGTAAGCGTTGGCGGTGCCGTTGGGATACACGATCTTGATGGCCTCGGTGCCGATGGCGTCGCTCTGGCCCGTGTAATCGTAGCCGTGGGTGTGGTTGGCCATCTCCGCCGCTGTCAGGATGTGCTCCTCCTCGCCGCCTGTAGAGCCAGCCGCATGAGCATCACCAGCCGCCAGAAGAAACACGTCCTTGATCTGCTCCCAGGTGCCTCCAAACAGGTCCGCTGGGGATGTGGGGTCCGTGGACTGGTAGATGCTTCCGACGGGGTGGAGGTAGTCCAATAGAGCTTTCCCCAAATACCGGATGGGCCACTTGAACTCTACCACCTTTTCGTGTTCGGCCACGCCGCCGAAGCATACCCCGGGCAGGGTAAAGCTCATGTTCATGGGCACCGAAACGGTGGGGATGGTGATCTCCCGCGTTACCGTGGTGCCCAGGGAATCCGTAGCTTTAACCTGTACAACGCTTGTCGTATCCGTGCCAAAGGCAACCAAATACACAGTCTTCGCGCCGCTGGTCTGGTCGGTAAGCGTGGACGCGCCGGGAATCTCCACAGAGGCCTTGTTCCCGGTCAGCTGGAGGGACAGGGTGAACGTCAGTTTGATGTCCGTGCCCATGGGATTTTCCGTCCACACGCTTCCTGTGTAAGAGCCGCGCGCAAAGGTCAAATCCTGGACCACTGGGCCGCTGTATGCGTTCACAGCGATGTTCTGGGTAACAGATGCCGTGCGGCCTCTGCTGTCCGTCACGGTGGCCACAACAGCCATTGTGCCGCTGTCTGTAAGGGCATTCGCCCCGTCCGGGCTGGCAGATTTTCCGCCGATGGTCAGAGACTTGGCCTTGATGGTGCTGCCATAAGACCCAGCAGCGGAAAACGTGGCTTTCAGGGCGCTCTTGCCCTGCACCCATCCGTATGTGGGCTGATACCCGGTGGTGTCGGACAGACTCGCGGACAGGGTGGGTTTTACCGATGCAGGGATGGAGGCCGTCAGTGTGGTCGTATTGGTGCCCACCACGGCGTCCCCGTTGTAGGTGGTAATTTCCGCCGTAATGTTTACGGAGATTCCAGACGTATTCTGCGCGGCCCAATCCAATGGCGGCGTATACGATATGGATGTGGCGCTGGATTTTGTCACCACAGTTACCTGTGCCGCAGAGCCGCACTTGAGTTTGATGGTGTGCGTGAAGGTGCTCACGGCCCGGGTCACTGTAAGTGTACCGGCAGAACCCAGCACAAGCCCGGATGCCGACACGGATGATGCCCGGGGGATATCCGGGAGATTGACCGTGCCGGAAACCGTCAGGCTCGACGGCGTGTAGGATGACGTAAACCCGCTGTGCCAGTCCGCAGAAAGCACCACAGACCCCTTGCCCATATTGTTATGAGCCACGGTGATGGACTTGCTGCCCAGCTTGTACCAGCCCCTGGAATTGTACCGGTACGGGTTATACACCTTGGTGCCTTGCAGAGTGTAATAGCAACTATTGGCATCCAGGTTGTAGCTCTCGCCGGTGCCGTCATAGATGTACAGCGTAAGAGACAGTGTGGACTTGTTGTCCGCGATGCTCTGGGATACGCTGTAATCCAGCCGCAATTGCCAGCCGGTGGAAGATTTTGCGCCGTAAATGCTTGCCATCAAGTCACCCCCACGAAGGACACGGACCCGTTTGGCTGTACGACAATGCCCATGGGGCCCAGACGGAACTTGCTCAGTTCCACCAGTTCAAAGCTGTTGTTGTTCCAGTACGCCAGAAGGGTCCCGGAAGTATCGTAGAATCCGATTTTGTCGTTGTACTCCTTCAGCACGATTTCCGACGCAGAGGAGCCAATGCGCAGCACCGGATGGCCGTCATCGTCGATACTGGCATCGATAAAATCCGAAAGCGTCTGGCCGTTGACGGAGACTCTTTCTGCGGACATTTGCCCGGCGGTGATGACATTTGCGTTGATCTCACCGTCCATGGTCAAGGCAACACCGGAAATGGTATTTCCGCCGTCCTTGGAGAATCCCAAACCACCGGTGGACATAATCCACATCCGGGTATTGGGCGTAATGGTGGGCGTATCCCGCAGGGTCCACCCGATGGGAAAGCCCTGTTCGTCCAGAGTCAGCTCGTAATACCCGCCCTTTGCCCCGATGATCTTCTGCGTGGCGTTCTGCATGGCCTTGGTAAGACCCTCATAAGCCCGCTTAATGCGCTGCTCTGTAGGGCTTTCCATGGCGTAATCCGCGTCCTGTGGGGCGTAACTGTGCATCGTAGAGGACAGGCCGCCGTACAGGTGAATTTCCTGCTCCATAACGCACACGTCCAGCCACTCGCCGGTATCACCCTCCACCTGGATGACGTCGCCAACCTCAACAGACGGGTCGCATCGCCATTTTACGTCGCAGGGCTGGAAGGATATCTCTACCTCCGGCTGAATCAGGTCTGCAACGGCCTGATTCATGTAAGGGTTTGTGGACGTAATGCCCAATCCGGTGCCGGATGTAATGGGTTCATCTTCCGTTCCGGTGGTGAGACTGGATACCGTGTACAGCCCGTCTGCCGTGCGGGTCAGGCCGGACATGTACTGCTGCTCCCGGCTGACCTGGAAAGTGGTCTTTGCGTACCACTTGAACACCAGATTGCCGTCTCTGTCGAAGTGCGCGGACTGTCCGCACAGTCCAGCCAGCCACCCCAGCTGCTGTCGGATGGTGCCCTCAAACACAGACTCGATTGTCATATCCGGGAAAGTTACCGTTGGGGGAGTCAGGCCGCTTTGCGCACACAAGTCCGTCAGCATAGCGTCTGGCGTGGCGGGGAACTCAATTTGCGGGGTGTACTGCTCTGTCAAGGACGCCATCTGGTCATAGCCGGTGATTTCCCAGCCATACACCAAATTTTCTACGCCGTCTGCGGGGATGTAGTATCGGCCCAGGGGGACATATTCCACCCCAGACGCTGCGGCGCTTACACCGGCGATTGCCTTACCGGCCACAGCCTGACCGGCGATGGCTGTTGTGCCTGTATCACCACCAGGAACGTAGATGCCGATATACGGCACAAAGTACCCACTGGACAACTGCAGCGGCTCATCCGGCTTGTAAATGCGGATTTTGCACCGCCCGGAACAGGCAGAGCCGACGGAAATGCCGTCTGAAGAATCAAACGCCGGTGTTGCGGTGATCTCCTGCACATAGTTTCCGTCAAGCTCTGTCTGCCCATTGAAAATTACCTTGGCCTTGATTTCGCGGCCATAATCCGCAAAAGCGGCGTGAAACGCGGTGGAGACATTGTACATGGCGTCACCTCTCCACGAAGTTCATGGACAGGCTTTCCCATCTCCATTCGCCATTGATGCAGGAATACATGGGAGTAGTCCGGTCGCCCACATAGCATGTCATGGTGCGGTTTGTACCGTCCTCTGCATCTGGCCCTGTCGCCTGGAAAAATACGTCCGTGACGGCTTTCAGGATTGTGGAGCATTGTTCAGCAGTCAGAGGGGGCCATTCCATGGTCCACTTCCGCTTTCTGGCCACTCTGTCTCGAAATGCGTCACCGTTTTGGTTTCTGCCGGAACCGTCTGCATCTACATCCTGTAATCCCCAGGAAAAAGACTTAGGGTCAGGGAGCGGCACTGTGGTCTCGTCTTTCTTTTTTACCGTGATGATTGCCATGTGCCCTCCTTACGCAAACAGGGGAGATTTGCCAGTTGCCCGGACCACCTCTTTGTTTTTCTTTACGACGTTGCGATACACCACGTCGCCGTCCATATTGATAGTAATGTTGATATCCCCGGACACTCCATCCTTATTGGACATAGCGGACATTACAGCGCGGTACACGCCATCGGACACGGCGGAGACTATCTGGTCATTGTTCGCAACCGCAGTGCGTCTGCCGATGTTGCCCACCATCTCTGCGCCAGCTTCACGGGCGACAAACAGCTGTCCCTCGTTGGGAAAACCGCCTTCGGCAAGCTTCGGAATGTAAATCGGCTCGACTTTCGCGATACTTACTCCAGGGATTTTGTTGATTAGCCCGATTGCCAGATTCAACATTCGTATGAATCCGTTAATCGTTCGCTCAATCGTGGAAAAGATTCCGTTGATTACGCCCTTGAAAATGCCGGAGGCGAAATCGGATACCGTCGTCCAAATCCCCTTAAAGATTTTGACGGCTGTATCTCTTATCAAGGTGAGCTTTGCCAAGAAAAAGCCAACTATCGGTTTAATGACCGTGTCGTACACCCATGTTGCGGCCTTTTTCAGCGGCTCGACCACGTGTTCCTTCACCCAGCCGGTTACTGGTACGATGACATAGGTGTAGAACGCAGTCCCCACTGCGGCGAGGACTTCCATGACTTTTAGGGAGGTTTCTTTAATTTTATTCCAGATGGTTTTGACGCCCTCAATGATTCCGGAGACGATTTCCACTGCGTTATTCCAGATGTGTGTCGCAACATCCGCCACTGATTCAGCAACGGGGCGGAAGAACTTAATGATCGGCGAAATGACATTCTCCCACACCCAGTTTGCAGCAGTGCTCAATGCACTAACTACCGGCTGAATGATTTTCCCGTCAAACCATTCCCAAATGTTCGTAAAGAACCCAGCTATTTCATTGCCAAAATTCTGCACTATCCAGATTGCAAGGTCGGTCAGTGCCCCGACGGCGAGTCCGATCAGAGCACCAATTCCCATACCGATAGGCCCGCCAAGCGACCCGATGATTGCACCCACACCGGCACCCGCCATGGTGGAGCCCAGAGGAATAAGCACTCCATTCAACCAATTAAGCCCGTTTTTAATGGCGTCGTATACAGATACCAAGTACGTCGGTAGCCCGGCAATAATCATGCCAACTCCGGCGGCGAGCATTCCTGTACCAATCGTTCCGGCCATGGGAATGAGTGTTGCAAGCTTTCCGGAGATTGCGGTAATCGCAGGAAGAATGCCTTTAGCGATGGACCATCCCGAAAAAGCCGCTCCAACAGCAATGGCCAGCGGCAGAAGTTCTTTGAGCTTTGTCTTAACCTGTTCAACATTTCTGCTCACGGCCCCAGCCAAAAAATCGTACTCGGGCAAATTAATCCCGAGTCCACCAGAGCCGGTAACACCAGCATCCGTTTTGCCGGAAGAACCCGTGTTGGACGGCAGGATGTTCAATTCGTCAAAGCCCATGGTGTAGCGCTTAAACTCCTTGGCAGCATCTACCGCTGCATCCATGTTGTCCGAAAGCTCCCCGGCGGCAACAGCTCCACGATTCACACCATCCCAGTCAACGTCCGTAAGCTCAAACCCGAACAGTTTAGCCAGCGCGTTCGCTAACTCGCGGACAATTTGCAGAAATGCAATGACATAAGGCAGAACCTTGGTCAGGATCGGGATAAACAGATTGCCGATTGCACGGGACACCTGAGTGATTTCTGCTCTAAGCACACGCAGCTGGTTCGCAGGAGCTTCCAGGGTTCGGGCCATGTCGCCCTGTGCGGTCGTCACCTGTGTCATAATAGCGTAGTACCGCAGTTCTGCCTTTTCTGCTTGATTCATGGCGGAAACGCTCTTGGTAATACCAAGATTCAGCGCTTCCTGCTGCAATCGCGCAACAGACAGGTCATAGCCCAATCTTCGCAGGGGCTCCAGTTCGCCTGCAATGCCGGATTGCAGCTTCTGCATGGAGTCCTCAATAGAGATGTTGAAGAAAGAGGACAGGTCATAGCCTAACTGTGTCAGGTTTTTGCTCATGGTGTATGCCCGGTCTTCTGTATCGCCAAATCCGGTCAGAAGCGTCTGGAACACACCCTGGTTTCGCATCCACTGCGCCGGGTCGATGCCCATCACAGAAGATACTTTTTCTGCGTAGTTCTGCGCTTCCTTTGCGTATTTACCCAGCGCGACGTTGAACAAGTTCAGGTCCTCCTGGTACGTGTTGGATTCCGTGATAGCCGTTCCGATAAGGCCCACCACGCGCCGCAGCCCAGCATACAAAATGCCGAACCGAATCATGCCCGTAGCTCTGCTGAACATGCTTGTTCTGCGCGTCCCGCGCTGAACGGCGGCGTTGTACTGGTTTACCATCGTAATGGCCCGCTGGAGTCTGGCTGGTAGCGCAGCAAATCCCGTTCCGAGCCGCTGCATCTCGTCAGACAACGGGCGAATCGCCGCCGCAAGCTCCTTCATTTGGCGGTTAAACTTATCCAAGTCCGCCGCATCAAGCTCACGCATGACCTCTGGGAGCTTGCCAATTTGGCTAATAAACGACGTGAGATGGGAACGTCCCAGCTCGGAGAGCGGGCGCATACCGTCTGCAAGGGCAATCAGTTTGTCGCCGTCCGTTGTCTTGATTTGGCTCAGCGCCGTAGAAAGTGCGGCGATTTGGTTCGGCACGGAACTGGAGATTTTGACGGCGCTGACCTCACTCAGACTTTTCAGCCCGCTGGTCAAGGACCGGATCTTCTGAATCTTATCTGCGCTGGTGTTCTCCAGGGCCTTGTTCAGGGAGTCCAACTGCCTGGCAGTAGGGCGCAGAGCCGACACGCCCCCGGATGTTGCAGCTTTCAGCCGAACCAGGGTATTTTGCAGCTTCTCCAGGGACGCTACAGCGCTGTCGCTGTTTTCCTTAATTTGAAACTCAATACCCTGGATTTCCACATTATCTGCCATTCTTGCCACCTCCCTGTTCGAATCGTTTGTTGTTCGCGATCATAAACATCTCCATGACGGACCGCGCCTTCTTGTCGCCTTGCTCCTGTTTTTTGGGCTTTTCACTTTGTGCATACAGGTCGTATGGGGAATCACGGTACGGCTTTGGCCTGGTGCCTTTCTTGCCGCCCATGCGAAGAATGGGTGCCAAATCCGCCACGGCTTCATAGATGTATGCGCCGTGCAGCCATGCGGTTTGGTTTGCCAGATCTCGCTTGATTTTCGCCGCTTCCCGGTAATACTTGACCAACTCGCAATCTTCGTCCCAGTATTGGCTATAGGTCATTCCGATGGCCAGATAATATGGAAACAGCTCATAGAATTTATCGGAATAGCGGGGGATTGGCTCCCCCGCTTTATTCGACGGCGACTCGTTTACCAGTTCGCCGTCCAGGTAGGGTTTTCCTCACTTTCCGCAGGCTCGTCCAGCAGGGCGATGATCGGGTCGTTGTACATCTCAACCAGTTTGCCGATCAGTTCGTCCTTCTTGGGCATGCCCGCGTAAATCTTGTCGATCACATCGCGCTGAACAAACCGATGATGAGCCTTAAAAGCTCCAGCAAACAGCGCGGGGAGACTGGTCATGGGCTTGCTTTCGACTTCGGTCGCAACAAACCCTTCTTTCTCCATCAGTTCCACGGTCTTCCGGGTATATTCCAGGGTGTACGCAATGCCAGTCACGGGGTCCTTAACAGTAAGCGTCTTTGCCATGTTCTGTTTCCTCCTTATTCGTTCTCCAGGTTGATTGCGGTCGAGGGAGCGATGGTGATAGCCATGCCCACAACTTCGTTGACACCGCCTCCGGTGGGGTACACGGACAACTCGCCCTTAAAGCTGAACTTGCCGTCCGAACCGGAAGGAGTCAGCGATCCCGCGCTTTCGGTGCCGCCGAACCACACGGCGTAATCCTCCTGCTTGCCCTCCAGCGCTTTGAGCGTCTTATAATCGGTCAAGGTGTAGTTGGCGGTGAAGGACAGGCCGTCCATGGACTGGATGCCCGCGATGAAGGTCTGCATCTTGTCGGAAAGCGTGGTGGTTTCCAGCATGTCGGGGTCGCCGCCCAGATCGGGGAACTCTTTGATGTCGATCAGCTTCGACCACGACGCAGCGCTGGCTTCCTTGTGCATCAGGAAAACCTTATAGGTAGAGATAGCGATAGGTCATCATTCCTTTCTGTTATCGTCTGAAAATAGTGGCCCCGTCTGTTTCCGCCCTGTATCTGGCAACAAGACGGTAGATAGAGGCGTTTTCCATGTTTGGGACCGGGGACATGGAAATCCTTGTAAAGTTACGCGCATACATCATCATGTCGATGTCTGCCATGATGGAGCGGCATTCACTCTTTTTCCCGCCAGTTTTGTTGGAGTAGACGTTTACCTCGTACATCAGTACGGAATATCTCTCGCTTTCGGATGAATCTAATCGATTTGCGGCGGTGTAATTGTCCTGCTCCACAATGCTGGCATGTGGGAATTTGGGGGGCGCATTGATATACTCCCCGGCCACGTCAATACCCGGGTATTTCTCGCGGAGCTGTTCCGCGATTGGCGTATACACCTTGCTTTCAATGTCGATCATCGGAACACCTCCTTGACCAGGGCTGGGAGCCTGTCTGAAAGCTCCTTTACCGTGTCGTACATAGACATGTTGGCCGGGTTGCCGTGAGTAAGAACCACCGTATTGCCGGTTTTTGGGTTCGTTTTCTCAACTCCGTTTGTTCCGGGGTCCCCGTAGTAGCCCCACGTCCTTTGCTTGCCGTGACCCTTTCCGTAAGCGCCGCGAACCATGCCGTTTCGCGCGGCTTCCGGGTGGTTGTCCGGGTACATAACGCCAGTGCCGAATTCAATAAACAGGACGGACACACCGACAGCTACTACCGCCGCCGTGCGTCCGTCCCGTTCTTCGATTTTTACATTCGCGTCGTTTGTCCCGTCGTATACGGTAGACTCAAATTTTGCGGATGCGATATCATACCCCATGGAAGAAAGCTCCCGGAGAAGCACATTCGCCCGGTCCTCCAGCCATGTCCTGTAATCCTCGACTACGTCAATCATCCGTTGAATGCCCGCAGCGGACAGCGCCGTCTTTACAGTTCTTTTCACGACACATTCACCTTACTGACGGCAATGGAAACCAAATTCAGGGACTTGGCAATTTGCTTTACAACGTAGTCATAAAGCGGCCTTCCGTCTTTATATTCTGGCTTTTTGTCGATAAAAAGTACTGCGTTTTCGTCAATGGGGCAGGTCATATCATCTGTGATGATCACCTTGTCATAGGAGATGAACTGCCCAAACTGCTGAATCTGAGCATACCCAGCAGCCGGGGAGATATTGGCTTCCATTTTCACCGGGCCCGCATATTTCACGTTTTTTTCGCCGGTTTCGTAGCCACCAGCGTCCTTCCCCAACTCTGTCCCTTGGTACAAAAGATACCAAAACGGCCTTTTGTTTCGGTTCATGATTTTCATCCTTGCACCTCACATGGTGGCCGCAAACGGCACGATTTCCCGCATAAGAGAAGGCGGCACGTCGCCGTCCTCATAAGACCTGGAAACGCCATTTTCGCTATGCGCTGTTTCCCCCTCTGCTCCGCGCTTGTTGATGAGATATGCGGCGATCTCAATTTGGTTGATTTCGTAGCATGCGGGGACAGCAGTAGCATCTGTCCCGAACGGAAACGCTCTGCGGAGAATCTTGCTGGCCGCAATATTCAGATACGCAGAGAGAATCGATTCGCTTGTCTCTCCGGTCATGTCTCCCAGCATGGCCAGTTTTTCTTCGTCGCGCATCTCATACCTCCAGATCAGCCGGTGACAGCTTTGGTGTTAACGGGATTGCTGGCGTCGTTGGCGATGAACACGCTACGGCTGTAGGTGGGCTTGGTGAAGGTGGTGGCAATGCCGGTAAACTTGCCGTGATACCACTCAGGGCCATGGTCAAGGCCGATCTGACCGAACAGCTGATACTTCTCGCCCGCGCCAGTTTTGGCCAGTTGTTCCAGGAAGAAGTTGCCCTTGCCGGGCACAGGCTGGAACACGGGGGAAATAACATCCAGGTTCAGCAGCAGAGCGGTGCCGGCGGGCAGGCACTCGCCGAGGTACAGATACACCACGCCCAGGGGAGTAACCACGCTGGAGAGGGAAATACCGTTGATTTCACGCGAAGCAGGAACCACGGTCAGGCCATTCTGAACAGCGTCTGCGTTGATCTGGAACATGGTCACAGCGTCACACCACAGGCAAAGACCATCGGTGGGGGCGTTCTGCCCATAGATCTTCTTCACCATGTCGGCAATTTCCCACAGGCCCAGAGGCTTGCTGGCCATAGCCGTGACGTTGGTGGTGACTGCGGTGACAAGCCCACGGGTCTTGTTGATTTTGGTGTCATCGGTGGCCTTGTTGTACACGCCGTTGATAAACGTGTATTCAATGTCGCGGTTGATCTTCTGCATCTTGGCGGCCACCTGGAAGTCCAGTTCATTAATGGGGTTTGCCTGTTGACCAGCCACGTTCAGGCCCGACAGGGTGCCCATATTGGACTGTTTGGCATAGGAGATGCCGACAGCCTCATGGAAAATCTGGGTAACGTTCGTTTTCTGCTCCCGGGTCACAATGGAAGCGTCGGGGGCGGTCAAAGACGCAGACTCGGAGATGGCGGGCTGTTCTCCGCCGCCGGTGGTGTACTCCTGGCCGGTAACAAACTCTACGTGGTTCGTCACCTTAGCCCGGGAACCGATAATGGAACTCAGGGGGGTCTTGCTATTGCCCTTGTTAAAGAGCATGCCGGAATAGTTCAGCGTTGCAAAGCTGGTAGCATAAGTATCTGCCATGTCTTAACTCCTTTTATTTGTTATTTGCGGATTCTTCCTGTGCCTTCAGGCGCGTGTAATAAGCGAATTCCGCATAGTTCTTGCTTGCACGCGCCTCCTCGATCTTCTTGTCGTAATCAACTCCAACGGGACCGGCACCGCCGTGCGGCGCGGGAGTTCCCTTGAGGATGTCGGACTTTACCTTCTTGGCATACTCGTCCAAGAACTTCTGCTGGTTCGCAAAAACCTTTGCAGAATCACCAGCCGCAAAAGCTTTGGCCGTGTCATCTGCCAGGTCCTCTGCATAGCCCTGCGCCACAAACTTGGCCTTGTACTCAGAGACGGTCTTTGCCGTTCTCAGCTCGTCAAGCTCTTTCTGCATGGCGGCAATGCTATCGGCTTGCTCCTGCTTCTTGCGCTCGTCCTCGGAAAGCATGTCGTTGTACTTCTTCTTCCACTGGGCGGCGTCGGAGTTTGCCTTGGAAATAGCGTTCTTCTGCCGAGAAAGCTCTGCGGCGTTGTCCTCATACTCAAAGCCCTCCAGGGCCTTGAGCTTGTCCTCGGTGGACATATCTGCGTAACCTTCGATTTTGCTGGTGTCGATTTTCATGTTGATACCTCCTGCGTTTTTTCGGCGGTTCCCTCCGCACCGTTTTCTGTTTTTTTCGAGGTTGTCTCCCCGTTGCGTTTTAACGACTTCCCTGTCGATTGTTCCTTTTCTTCTTGCTTTTCTTCTTGCTTTTCTTCTTGCTTTTCTTCTTGCTTTTCGGCATATTCCGCGCTAATTTTGTACGCAAGCTGAGGATCGGAGAACATGCCGCAGTGTGTAAATGCCAGTTGGGGGGCAATTTTCCCGTTGTTCAGCATGGCTACCAAAACACTGGCCTTTTCGCTGATATTTTCGTAGTTTCGGCGCGTAAACCGAATTTCCAGGGCGGACATTTTCAGCGAAAGTGCCCGCAGATTATTGCAGATTTTGATGGCGATTTTCAGAAACTGCTTTTCGGACCGTTTGAACATCTGTTCGGAATCCTTTGCCCGCGCCTCTGCCGACGACCATCCGTCGCGCATAATGACCGCAGACCCGGTGTCACTGGTTGAGGATCCTCCATTCCGGTTCGGCATTCCGCAAATCGTCAGAACGGTGTCGTACATGTCATCCGTCAGGGTCTGGGTCTGCGTCTGGTTCAGTTCCGCCGTCAGGTACCCAACGTCAGCCTTGAGCGTCGCGTCAATGTCCTTGAACTTAATAGCGCCTTCTGCCCTCAGATTCTTGTAATCTTCGGACGAAATGTCCACGTTGTGAAACAGCATCAGCGCCTGGACAAACTGTTCTACGCCGTCCATGCGGTTGGATTGAACGTTGTTGATAGCGTCCAGAAGGGGGAGCACAATCTCAAAAGCACCCAACCGGGCTTCATTGGAGGGGTATTCGATAATTGGGATGCCCAATATCTGTGGCTCCGCTTTCACATCCCAGGTTTCCGTTACCTCGAAATACGTATCCTCGGAATAGCAGCAGAAAACAACGGTGTTGTCTTCTTTCTGCACATACGTCACGCCCAGAATGGGACGGTGTCCCAGCCCGCTGGAGTACACCACAAAGGTGTTGCGCGGGTCCAGTGTAAAAATCTCAAACGGCGATTCATCTTCTTCCACGTCCGCCATTCTGTCCGGCAGAATCATGCGGTAAGACGTGCCGCAAATATGGAACCAGTCCGCCAGCTCCTTGTCCTTGGCGGCCTTGTCTTCCGAAAGCGCATAATCGTTGAGCTTGGACACGCCCTCAGCGACGGATTCATCGTTCCCCCTGCTGACGTACTGCACAGGCTCACCCAGAAGATACCCGACCTTGAACGAAACAATCTCGTTCGCCCGGTTCACAACGATCTTGTTGTTGATTTCCGGCCTGACGTCCTTTACCCTTCCCAAAATGGGCTGGTCTCCCTTGTAATACCTGTAAAGATACTCAATGTCCGCCCGGTTCATCTGGTGGATGGGCAAAGCCTTTTGCAAAATATCCACCACATTTCCCCGGGTGACGTGCTCAACGTCCGTGTAGATAACCTTCCGACCAAAAAGATTCATTGGCACACCCCCTTAAAATGGCCGCTTGAACACTTCCACTTTTCCGCCCACTCGCATCCGGATTTCGTTCTCCAGCAGTGATAAAGCATCCGGTGCGTCATCGTGCGGCACCTTGCCGCTCCGGGTATAAGTGGTGACTTCCTTCATGAAATTGAAGTACTGGCTGCCCCGTTTATAGGTGGACGGATGCTTGAACCAGAAGTGTTTCTTGATGTTGTCGGACGCAAATTCAATTCGCGTCTGTTTGTTGGAAATGGTCCTTTTTGTACGTATTCCAACGCTATATCCACGCTGCCGGACGATTTCCGCAACGTCTCTGGCGTAATACATGCCCGCGTTGTTGCTTTCAAACATCGCGTCCGCAACGCGATTGTCGATCAGGCACCTGGCGCATTCCGGCTTTGTGACTTCCGGCGGAGAATCATCAAACACCACGTCCACGATATACACTTCATCTCCGTACAGCGCCGCAACGGGAAGGGCGGTGCTGTCGCTTCCGCTTTCTGCGGTGTCGCACACGGCAATAACGGCGTCCGGATCACGGACTGTTGGGAGTTCAAAGAAATAATTCAGCTCATCCTTGTTAAAAAGCAGCCCCTTTGCTTCAAAGGGCTGCTGTTGGAATTCACTTTCAAACTGTTCCGCACTCAAAAGGTCCCTCTGTTCGCGGAAATATGCTGTGGTAAACACCTTTTTCCCGTCCCGTTCGTATTCGTAGTTACTTTCGTCCGTAACGGGATCAAGTGCCGGTATTTCAATGGCTTTCCACGCCCAGCCGCCTTTTTGCGCTTCCTCTTGTAGGTGGCCGATTGGGTCATACAGGGAATATCGGGTCCCCGTGGCGACAATGGGTGTTCCCTCAATGGCTCGGCCCAAAATATCACCGGATATGACCTCCCACTTATCGTCCAGTCTCTGGCGGTTTTTTGCTTCCTCGCGTCCCTCTACGCAGTCATCCAGATATAGGACGTTCGTAGCCTCCGACAAGCCCACTTGTCTTGCGTCAATAGATCGACACATGACTGTGGGGAAACGGGACTTTGACCGCAGATTCAGTATCTTTGTGTCCGCATTGGTCTGCACCAACGGGGAATTGGGGAAAACATCATAGAATAAATATTCATTTGGCGTTTGCAGATACTCCAGGCACCCGGAATAAAAGCTTTTCACCAGGTCGTCCCCCGTCCCTTCCATTAGGGACGACTTGTCCGGTTCCCGCCCAGACAGAAAATTGACGAAATTGATGCCCAGCTGGGATTTCCCGGCGCGTTTGGGCATCGACAGCGTCAACAGCCGCAGCTTTCCGTCCAAAACCTCCTGATACGCCGCCACTATAGGCCGCAGGTAATGTCGCCTGGGTGCGTAAAACTTCTTCTCCGGTTTGCGGTTCATCTCGATGTACAGCAGAAACGTGTCGAAATCGTGCGGTGCGTCAAAGCACATGGCCTTTTTGTACACGTCAAACAAAGAATCCGCCGCATTTGCGCTGCACTTGTGCAGGGCCGCAGAACTCAGTTTTCGCAAATCCTTGCTCAGCTCATGGGCCAGGGTGAAATCATCCGGTTCCAGTTGTCGGCATACGGACAGAAGGTCCATGTACGGCACATGGTCGGACGGATTCCGCGCAATATGCTGTTTTATGCGTTCTGATAGTTTTGCGTAGTCCATGCGGCCTCCATTTTTGCATAAAAAGAGACGGGTTCCCGAAAGAACTCGTCTCTTTTATTTACTTGGTTATCCTACAAGTTCACAATCGTACCAATACCCCGAGCTTCCACACGTTCCCTCGAGCGTTATCGTGTCTCCAACCTTGATTTGCTTGAGCGCATCTTCTTGGTCTTTTTCAAATTCGGCTATATAAATCACGATCGTTCCGCCAACGTTTGTCTGCATAGTCAGCGTCGCGCCTCCCGTCAGGTTAAGCAAGCCGCTGCTCGAAAGGCCAGCTATCTGCCCTGTAACTTTGTAACGATTGCCCTTATACTTTTCGTCTGCCGCAAGCTCGTTTTCCTTATACGCGCGGTAGACTTCCTCGAACGTAACTACATGTTCGAGCTTCGGGGTCTTCTTAATGTCCTTTTCTCCGCACGACTCGCACTTGTATTCCTCGTACCCTTCGGATTCCTCCGTGGCGGCCACACTGTCCACCAGCACCCACTTGTGTTCACAGGGCTTTTCTTCGCCCGACTGCTTCGGCTCGTCCCCCTTGGTTGGCTCCTCGACGGCGGGCTTGTCCGGCTGTTCCGGTGGCGTCTCCCCACTAGAAAAGATTAGCGCCGCCGCAATAAACGCACAGAAACAAACTGCGGTGACAATCAAGGGCTTTGCGACTTTACGCCGCTTGACCGCGTTTACAATTGTCCACGCGATTCCGCCCAGGAAGCCCAACATGAATGTCCATGCCAGAAACATCTCGGGGTCCTTGTTTTCTATAGACGCAAGCAGACCCAGAAACTCCATCAACGTGCCCATTACGATGAGTACGATTTGCCAGCCCCTTAGTTTTTTTCGCTTTTTCTCCTCCTCCATTTTCCTTTTCCTCCACATTTATTTTCTCCCGGGTGGCCGGGGGAATTACTTCATCTCGCGACCATTGCCAGAATCGGCTCGTGTTGGCCCTTGACCCATTCCTTGTTTTTTCCGTACCGGTAAAATCCCTCGTAGGTTTTCCGGTTGTTCACAATGCTTTGCACCGTGCTGATTACGAACGGCTTCCCGTTCCGGGTGGTATACCCGTCCTTGTTGAGGATGTCCACGATTCCATTAAGCGTCACGCCGCCGTCCCGAAGCTCAAATACTCGCCGGACAACAGCCGCTTCTTTCTCGTTGATGCAGAGCGCACCACCTCGAACTTCATACCCCATAGGTGCTCGACCGCCAGAATAGCCGCCACGGGAGGCTTTAACTGCTCTGCCAGCACTCGTGCGCTTGTTGATGTTGTCTCTCTCCATTTCGGCGCACGTCAGTGTGAACGCCTTGAGCATCCCGGCAAATACACCAAATTGCCCGAAGTCCTCGCAGATGCTGATTAGCTCAATGCCTTTGCGCAGCAGTGCGCCCTGGTAGTAAAAGTATATGTTGATGTCTCTGGCCACCCGGTCAGATTTCGCAACCACGACAGCTTCGTAAGGAGGGTTGTTCACGTCTCCGTAAACGATCTCGTCGAACCCGGGGCGGTACTTTGCGCCGCTCTCTCCCTCGTCGGAAAACCAACGCACGATGTTCATGTCGTTCTTGCGGCAGTATTCCTCTATCTGTTCACGCTGCACGTCCAGCCCAAACTTATCTTCTCCGGTTTGCCCGTCTGTGCTCACGCGGATATATGCAACCACGTTTTTCATACGGCTCTCCTCCTTTGGGGTCAATCCAAAATTGGATTGGCTTCTACGGTTATTGTATCACACAGTAAACGTAAATGTCAAGCCGCCTTTTTGTTTTTCTCTTTTATTTTTTTCGGGCATTTTGGGGCTTACCCGGCCCCGCTTCCGCGCTCTATATCCCCCGCCCCGGTCACGTGGCGCGTGTCCCCGTCTCCGCAAATTACGCAAAATCATGATTTTGCTATTGACAATTACATATAATCTGGTATAATGGTATCCGTACAGCAGAGGAGCGCACCCGCCGCCGGTCAAGCAATGCGGATCCGCTCCCCACACCAGACCAGAGGCCCAGCGCGTACAGTGTACCACGCCCGGCCCACCTGGTCAAGAGATAGGCCAGTAAGGCCGGGAGGTATATTATGATGGATATCAACTATAGCGCGGTGCGTGAGCAGATCAAGGCCACGCCAGCCCGTAGCGCATGGCGGCGCGGTGTCTCCGCTTACGCTCTGGAGCTGCTGGACAGCGTAGCCGGTCGCGCGGCTTATGAGGGCCACGGGCCCGAGGATGTCGCCCAGCTCCGCAAGTGGATGTTGGACGGGGCCAGGGACTGGAGCGAGTACAGTTACGGCGGCTGCTCCCTGGTGTATGACGGAGACATTGCTGACCGGCTATGCACACCCTCCAAGCTGCGCAAGACTCGCGGTGGCGAGCGCAACCCGAATTGTCGGGAGTCCTGGCTGGATGTCCAGGCCCGCGCCCTGTATTGCGCGGCCTGCGCTGTCGTCACCGCTTGCAAGGAGGTGCAGGCATGAGCGCTAACGAGATCGCCGCCAAGGTGCAAGAGCTTAGAGAGCTGCGCCGCATGGCTGACGAGCTGGCCGCAGAGATTGACGGTTTGCAAGACTCCATCAAGCAGCACATGGACGCCGCCGGGGTTGATACCCTGGCGGGGCTGGATTACAAGATCACCTACAAGGCCGTTACATCGTCCCGGCTGGACTCTAAGGCCCTCAAGGCCGATCAGCCGGATCTGTACGCCAAGTATACCAAGCAGACCACGGCGCGCCGGTTTTGCCTCGCTTGAGGGGGTGCCGGGTTGTTATCTCTCCTGATCCTGATCATCTGGTTCCCGCTGGCCGTCCTGGCCGACGTGGTCCGCAAGTCCAAGTAATCAACCATCTGCAGGGGCAAGGCCCCAGAAAGGATATACCATCATGACATATGTAGACGCGATCAAGGCCGGATATAAGACAGCCGATACCAAGTACCAACGCGGATATATTAGCCGCCTGACAGACACCGACGCGCAGCCGGTACGGACTGCCGGAGGCACCCGCAAGGGTCAACTGTATGTGCTGCTCCCCTGCTATTGCAGCACGCAATACTGCATCCGGCAGTATCTCTATAGATGACCTTCCAGACAACCGCGCCGCCCCGGAGCTATTCCGGGGCGGTTATTTTTATGCCCTACCCGCAAAGGCGTTTTAATGGCGTTTTGCGGGATTTTAGCGCTTGGCGGCATTGGGATACCACCGCCAATGCAACACGCTGTGCGCGGCGCTTTAGCAGGGTTTGCGGCGGTGTTGTGATGTAGCGTGTTGGGGCGGTGGGTATCCGCCCTTTTTCCCCGCCCTGATCGGGGCGGCGTGGGCGATCCCGGGGCCGGTGGGGGTATGGCAACGCAAATCGTATTGACAGGCCGCGCGATGCTGCGGTGCAGGGTGCCTAATCCCGGGCGAGACAGTGCGCGCCGTCCGGCTCATGGCGTGGCGGGGGAAAGGCGGGGAGTTGGTCAAGCGGCTGTGCGCATGTGCTCGATCTGGCGAATTCGCGCCAAAAGTCGCTGCGAAAGTCGCCCGGTTTTGCGTGAAAGTCGCTGATAGTCGCTAAACCGTGTATAAACGCGGGAAAATCGTTGCCCCTGTTCCGAAAGTTGCTGAATAGTCGCTAAAAAAATCAGTTTTCATAGTCGCAGGACGCCGCCTCGATGTACTTCTTCTGGAGTTCTTCGGGCGGCGTTTCTGCCCCAAGGGGATTGTTGGGCGTGAGAACGACTTCTTGCTTGTCGGTCATGCCGAAAAAGTTCTTCGCGCGGAAAATGTACGTAATCTGCGGAATTTTCCCCTGTGAGACCAGTTTTGCATCGATTCCGGCCAAAATTTGTTTGGCTTTTTTTATCATGCCAGCCCTCACGGGGCCCATTGACCCCTTTTGCCAGTCCAAGACCGTTTGGTTTACGGCTCCAAGAGCAAGGCACATATCCTCCACTGTGGGGATTTGTCCTTCCTCTACGCACTGTTGGAAATAGTCGTTGAGCTTATCGGCGCATTCCTCATCAGTTTTTACGCAAGACCTTTTGAAGTATTGAAATGATTCCCTTACAATTTGTGAAATCTCTTCATTTGTTGCGGTACACCTGGCCGTAACAGACGCTGATGCCGCGCCTCTGGTGTGCGAGATGGCATTCTCTCCGCGTTCCTGTACGATGATCTTGCGGATAGTCGGCTCGGACAGCCCGTTTTGTTTTGCCACAGTCGCTATATGCTTGCATGCGTCATAGTCGGCAAGGACCTGCTCTCTCATAGCTTGCGTGATTTTACTTGCCATCTATGTCACCTTCTTCCCTTCTTAACATATTTGGGGTGATTTCAAAAAATTCGCCACACTCTGGGCACCTGACATACGCATCTGCCGGTCGCACAATCGTTCTCCCGGTCATGTAGTCGTGCTCAACATTTTGCACGTATTGAACTTCGTTTCTCAGATTGAACTCGAATATGCACCCGCACGTTGGGCATTCTGCCCGGGCAAATTTATCTTGTTTCCCGTGCTTAATGATTTTCATAACTTCTCCTGTTTATGTGCCGCGCTCCCACCTCTGCGCTATGTATGGCACAAGTTCACCCGCCCAATTGGGCACTCCTATTATCTTTTGGAACGGGCGGCTGGAGTCGAACCAGCACATACGGGAGTCAAAGTCCCGTGCCTTACCTTTTGGCTACACCCGCATAAAAACAGACACCCGCGAGATATCCCGTGAGTGTCTGCATGCCGGTAACGCTCTTGCGAGGCCGCTTGCGCGGAAGCACCAGTTACCGGCTGTGCCTTAACCTATGGAGGAAAGAAAGAGGAGAAAAATGAAATTTCGGGTTGTGGACTGACTGGTTCCACTTTCCGATGATACTATTTTACACCACCTGAAACGTGGTTTGGGGCCACATTTTCAATAATTTTCGCATTTTGCGCAATCAGCCACAGGAATTTATCTTTTCGCCGCCGGAATGTGCGTGGGCTTATCCCGGCTGGGGATATCTTCTCGATGGGGTACTGTTTCTGGCTGTCGCAGTTCCGCATGATTGCCCATACCAGCTTGCGCCGCACGTTCTCGTTGGCGATATCCCGGCCCACGTTGTCCATGGCGTATTCCACGGCCCGCATCTTCTTCGTCTCCGGCCAGCTCTCTATGGTTGCCAGCCTTTCCGCTTTGCGTTCGGCTATCCTGCTGTTACCGGGGCTGTGTGGCATGCCGGACATGGCATAAGCCGAAGACTCCAACACTTCTTCCCGGGCCGCATTGTACGCGCGAACCCGGCGGGGATATCCCCTGACGTAGGCGATGCATTCCATGCGGATATCGTAGGGGAGCGAGTATTTGTTGCTCATCATACCTCCTATTCCAGCGCAGTTTCAACGCCGTATTCCTTGAGCATCTGCCGGATATCTGCCCAGGTGACATACCCCTCTGCTACGCATTGAGCGGCATGGTTTAGCCCCCCGGCAAGCTGCTGCACATCGTCCATCGGCGCATCGTGCTTGTCGATCAGAACGTACAGCATCAGATCTATGCCACGGTTCAGCCCCTCCACAATGCCGTTGCTGTAGGCTTTGTCTACGTCGGCCTGTGTTCGGGGTATTCTGCGGGGGTTAGTCTTGGGCATGGGCATCCTCCCTCCGTCTGCCATTCGCGCACCAGAAATCTGGAGACACAGGGCAATCCACGCACGGGCCGTAGGAGCAGTACAGACCACCCAAATCCTCGTAGCTGTGCTTGCAATCCCTGCACCGCACCACGGGCAAAGCGTCCACAGTTTTTGCCGCTTTAATCGCCTTTCTTGCGTCTCTCAATGGTACAAGTAAAATGCCGTTATCGTCACGACCGTACTGGAAATTAAATTCGAAAGCATCAGCGTCAATCAGCCGCATCGCTGCCACCTCCGTCCATTTTCGCACCGCAGGAAGTCCTCATCACATACGCCACGCAGTTCTCAGGGTCATTCCCACAAAGACAAGGCGCATATACGCACGAATCACAAATTGTAAACATCTCAGTTAGCGTCATTGTCAGCCCTCCTTTGGTTTGTCCAGCGGCAAGCAAGCGCACTCGCAGTATTTGACGTACTGATCGAGTGGAACAAGTACGGTGTCATATTTTTTGTATTTCTTGCAAAAACCGATACACATCTGCACCGGTTCATCCACCTTGCATACATCGCCAGCACCATAACCGCTTTCCTGCCACTCTTCGAGTGAGTACACTTCTGCGTTGTTAGGATATTGTGTATAACCGCCAAACGACCGCTTCTCTTCGTCTTTTGTTCTGCTTCCCCACAGCCAGCACGGCATACCGAACTTCCAACCGTATATCGTATGCTTGATACTGACCGCAACAAGGTTTCTTTCACCCATTGTCAGCCCTCCTGTTCCACGCTCTGACGACATCATCGTCAGATGCCGAGCAATCGTCCAGAGTAAACACCATGTCGCATCCGTCGCAGTAGATCACACTGTCTCGGAAATAGCTGTATGCCTTGTCGAAGCGAACGTCCCCGCCACAGAACGGGCACGGTTTCAGCTTATCCATCGTCATTCTCCTCAAGCATCTCCTTGATTTTCCCGATGTTTTCCCGGATGATATCCATGGTCACATCGCTCTGGATATTGTGCGCAAACACGGCCTTATCCGTTGCATCGGCGTTGTAATATCCGGTAAAAACGGTCCCATCCGGCGTTTTCCCTGCAATGCACATGCTTTCCGCCCCGATATCCATTATCGTTCTCAGGGAGTTTTCCAGCCATTCGGCCCAGGGCTGGCGTGTGATATCAGCCATATCACTCCACCTCCCATTTCAGTTCTTCATACAGCTCGCTGAACCGCTTGTTCCACTTCCTCAGTCCGAAGAAACAGTACACGCCCAACACGATCCACAGCCCGCTGGCGAAGTTTTGCAAAATGTTTTCCATCACTCCACCTCCTGACTCCAGAACTCAAAGCGGCAGTTGGCGCACGTCTTGTGAGTGTATCGGCAACGCTCTCTGTTCGGTGTGGAAATTACTGCAGGGCATACACTCAATACGCCGCTATCATCTGTCTGAGCCTCCGGGTACTGCTCCAGAAACACGCTCTGACGCGTCTTGTGGGGGTGCGCAGTTGCCCATTCTTCCACCTCTCGGGCCACTTCTTCTGCCGGAGTGTCCATGTAAAACATGCTGTTCTTAGGATGTTCGCCCGTCCGGGCAAACATCCGGCGTCGAGCCTCCACAAACTTCACAGCGTCCATATCATTCTCCTTTCTCCAGCATATCAGCCGCCGTTCTCAAATCATCCGGCAGCATAATAGGCACTTCGTAGATATTCGCATCAGCCCATTCTGCATATTCGCGCAGGGTTGCGGCAATCTCTTCACACGCTGATTTCATGGGGGCCTCCTTTCACACCGCCACACAGTCCGTCAGCTGTGCCATGGTCGTGATCTCCGCCCCGCACCACTCCGGGAGGTTTGCCCTCACCAGAGCCGTCGCCATGGGCGGGCACACGGCATTCCCGCAGCGGGCTACCTGTGCACTCTTTTTGTACTCGTTGCCCAAATAGTCACGGTCAATGATGTAATCCGGTGGGAATCCCATGGCGTTGTACAGCTCACGGGGCGACAGCATCCGCAGTCCGATATCCGCGATGTAGTACAGTGCGCCGCTAATCTCCAGCAGAAGCACCTCGTCCTCCGCCAGCATGTAGCCGCAATACTCGTTCAGCAGGGCGCGTATCTCGGGCCAGTTCCCCAAGTTATCACCGCCTCGCATCTTCGCCATGTATGCCACGCATTCGGCGAACTCCCCGGCGCTGGTGGTCACTGTCTGCATCGGCTCGTTCATCCCATGCCCAAGATTGTCTCCTTTGAATTTAACCACATGGGCGGCCACCACGGCCTCACGATCATGGCTTGTTACCGTGTGCATAGCGTCCGTAATGTCCAGCGGTCTGCCGCCGGTGTAATACTCCACCAGATTTGCGCAGGTCAGGCCGTAGCGGTTGGAGGCGTCCACGGTATTGATGGGCGCACCCAGCCCGGACGCCCGGACACTCTCCGTCTGCTCTGTATGGTACTGGATCAGGGACGGAGCCACAATGCCGCCCGTATGCCTTGCGGTGATGGTCTTGTATGCATCTCCCACGGGCGCGATATGACCGCCGCCGGAATGGTTGCATTCCGAAAGGAACGGTGTCACCAGCATTTGGCCGCCGCCTCCGCCGGTTCTCACCGTGTTCATCGGTTCGCCGACAGTCGCCCCCACGCTGTTGCTGGTGTTGGTCACCGTCACGGGAGCCAGCAGCGGCTTGCACAATTCATGCGCTCCTACCGCCGTAACAGTCGTCAATGGCTTTTCGATGTTCTGCGCAGCGTTCTGGAATTTCTGCTGTACGATGAACGGCTTGCCGCTGCGGACGGTGAACTTGTCCACCCCTCGAATAATCCGCCGCATGGTGTTCTTCGCCAGAGGCCGCACGGCTTTCAGGCCGTATGTAGCCATGATCTCTGCCTTGGATGCAAATACCGATGGGCATGGCAGGCTCCAGTCGATGATTTCCGCCGCACTGCGCCACTTGGGCAGGCCATCTGCACCGGTCTTGCTGTGGGTAGGCTTCGGCCATACAATAGGCTGCCCGTCACAACGGGCAATCAGGTAAAAGCGTTTGCGGGAGGTCGGCGCTCCGTAGTCCGCCGCCACCAATTCCCGGAACTCCACGGTGTAGCCCAGCGCCTCCAGTTGGCTGATAAACTTCCGGAAAGTCGTTCCTGCCAGCTTCTTCACCGGCTTACCTCTACGCACAGGCCCCCAGGTTTGAAACTCCTCCACGTTTTCCAGGATGATGACCCGGGGCCGTACTTTTGCCGCACAGCGCAGCGTAATCCAAGCGAGTCCACGAATCTTCCGGTCTACCAATGCCGCGCCCTTTGCCTTGGAGAAGTGTTTGCAATCCGGCGAGAACCACGCCAGCCCTACCGGACGGCCCCGGCACTCGGCTACCGGGTCCACATCCCATACAGATGCCTGCAAGTGCTCGGTGTATGGGTGGTTGGTCCGGTGCATCCGTATGGCGTCTGGGTCGTGGTTGATGGCGATTGCCACCCGCCTGCCCGTGGCAAGCTCAATACCGGTCGACGCACCACCCCCGCCCGCGAAGTTGTCCACGATGATCTCGTCAATGAGGGATTCTTGGGCATAGATCATTTTGTTTCCTCCATTCTTCTTTTCCCTCCTTACTCATACGGTACGCCGATGTACTCCAGCACATCCCGCAGCCCCAGCTTGTCCATGCAATAGGCGTACTGCTTCGGATGTGTGACCTTCATACGCTGGAAGCGGTTAGGCTCTTTTTCCAAGTGGCAGCCGAACATACAGAACATACAGCCCGTGCGGTTACATCCTGTGGTGGTAAGTCGGTCTTGCGGACCGTAGCATCCAAGAAAATCAATCCAATTCATCTGTCCTTCTAATTCCGGATTGTCATCAATCTTGATTTCGCCGTATACCGGGCAATAGGGGACATTGTATTCCTTGATATAATGCGAGACGTCCTGTTCCGTCCAAAACGATAGCGGTGCAGACCTCGGACGCCCGGCGTCAAAGGCATTACACCCGACCTTCGCCCATTGCGTCTGACGCAGGCGGCTTTCGCACGCCATGGTCCCCAAGATGGGTTTTCTCCCGGTCTGCCGCTCATATTGTTTGGCCGGTTTCTTTTTCATTGCAGTGCAGCACTTATGAGATACGCCAAAGGGAGCATCAACAAGAAACGACCATTTGGCTATTCTCTGCTTAAAGTCTGACTTTGATCCATCTGGATTGTTGCCATTCACGCATTGAATCGCCCAATTTGCCCCTTTTTTTGCATAATAAATGCGTTGTGAAACTTCCTTGCTGATAACCGGATACCCATATTCCCTTATGACTTCATCAAACCGCATTTCAGGCCGGAGAATATCAACGTCTGGATTGAAGCAGTCATATTTTCCGGCTTTGACCTCTCTGACAAACTGCTGAATTTCTGGATATTCGAGCCCTGTATTGACGAACACTGCCGGAACATCGGAGTACATGGAATCAACGATGTGCTTTAGAACCGTGCTGTCCTTGCCGCCGCTGAAAGAAACATAGACTTGTCCATCAAAGTGGTCATACCATTCGCGGATTCTGCGCTTGGTCATCAGGATTTTCCCGGCCAGCGGCACGGCCTGCATCTGTTGAAGATCACCCCTTGTATGCTTATTATCTGCCATTTCATACTCCCATCATGTCGAACAGGGAATACCCCTTCTCCTCCTGAGAGCCATTCTCTGCCACCCTCTCGGCCTGTGCGCAGTTTTCCGCAGCAAGTCGGAAATAACTGGGCTTCAGCTCCACGCCAATATGTCTGCGTCCCATCAAAATGGACTGGTATCCGGTGGAGCCAATTCCATCGAATGGATCCATCACAATGTCCCCGGGATTACTCCACAGTTCCACGCACCGCTCGATTACGGGAAGCTGCAATGGGCAGATATGCCGCTCGTCCTTTTCTTCCTTTGCCGCCTTGCGGTTGAGTGTATCGCTCTGGTTGATGTCCCACCACGTGGGGGATGCATATTCCTCCCAAATGGGAGATGCTACCTGCTGCCACTTGGACACGGGATAGGTTCTGTCCGTATGGGCAACCCTCTCCGGATTGTCTCCGGGCTTGCGAAACGTCACGACATAGTCCGGGATGCCCATCCGGCTCATACAGGAGTCTTTCTTGATCTGCTTATGCAGCAGCCCCAGTGCCTTGGTGCGTTGCATGGCCGTCACAGGATTCTTCCAGATGCACACCTCGCTATGGTAAATAAATCCCAGCGACTGCATCCAGCGGATCACGTCGCCCCGAAAGTCCCGGATTCCGATATACCCATCCCGCTCCTTGCTGGTGGGGAGATTCATGCAGTGGATGCTCACATTCCGCCCGGGCATCATTACGCGATACCATTCGCGGCCCAGGTACATATACTGCTCCGCAAACTCCTCGTAGCTCCGGCAATTTCCCATATCCCGGTCGCTGTTGGAGTATGTGTACAGACTGGCAAACGGGATTGATGTAACCGAGTAGTGGATGCTGTCATCCGGGATCCCCTTCAGCACCTCGCAGCTGTCGCCGTTGTACACCGCATACTCGCGGCCCACGGCCTGGTCGATAACTTTCATGCCGACTTTACCCATTCCGGGACAATCATCTCTACCTGCGGATTGTACGGTATCACGACCCGCTCCTGCCCCCGGATATCCTTTCTCAAAATCTCTTTGGTGTATCTCACCATGTTTTCCTTCATCGCCGCCGCCTGGGCTTCCTTGCGCTCCACGTTGGCTTTCACCGCACCCTCGGCGGCAGATGTAACGATGTGCACGTTCACCGGCGATTCCTGGCCAAATCGGTAACACCTGCGGATAGCCTGATACATGGATTCGTAGCTGTCGGACAGCCCTACAAAAATCATGTTGTGGCAGTTCTGCCAGTTCATCCCGAACCCCGCAATCGACGGCTTCGTCACCAGCACGGGCAGTTCACCGGCGGCAAATCGCAGTAACGCAGATTCTTTTTCTTCCGGTTTATCGCTCCCGCGCACTTCTTCGCTGTTGGGGATGATCTTTACAAGGGATTCGCTTTCCGCGTTCAGGTCGCACCAGCACACCCACTGCTCTCCCGGGTCCTCTGCGATGATCTCTGCGGCCTTTGCGCACCGTTCCGGCATACTCACTCGTCTGGCTTCCCGGCGCTCCGTCAGCGTTTTGGCCCCGTCTCCGCCGAACAGGTTGTATGCGGTGTCGCACTCGCACTCTACGATGTGCTCCGTCACCGTCAAGGGCGGCAAAATGTAACCATCGTTGGGGTATCCAAGGTCTCCGGGGCAGGTGAGGACTACTGCCCATGTAGATACCCACTCCCAGAAGCGCTCCTCCGCATGGCCCTTCAACCTCCATTTACTGGTGTCGCTACCGTCGTGGATAAAATACGTCGCGAGCATCTCCGTCCGAGTCATAATACCCAGAAATTCCACTTGGTTCCCCAGTTCCATGTAGTCGTTGGGGGACGGCGTGGCCGTGCACGATAAACGATAGGGCGTGTTGCGGAACATCTCGATGATCTGTGTCCTCATCTTCCCCGTGTAGTTTTTCAGGATGCTTGATTCGTCGAGCACCACCCCGCCGAACGAGTCTCCATCGAAGTGCTGGAGCATCTCGTAGTTCGTGATATTGATTCCCGGGCCAATATCCGCCTGGCTTCTGCAAATTCTGGCGGTGTACCCAAACCTCTCCGCCTCTCGCTTGGTCTGCGCCCCGACAGTCAAGGGGGCTACGATCAGCACCGGCTCACCCGTCCGCTTTGCTACCTGGTCGGCAAACTCAAGCTGCTGGATCGTCTTGCCGTTCCCGCACTCCTCAAACAGTGCGGCCCGGCCCTTTCGTATTGCCCACCGGGTGATGTCCTTCTGCCACTCAAACATGTGCGTGTTCATGGCAGTTTTTCCCACATCAAACCCGCAGGCCGGGGGGATATGTTGCTTCCCGGCAAGGAAGTCCGTGTAGCTCACCATTCCACCGTCACCTTGCCGCTCTCCGGCACCGCCACCCGCAGGAATTGCACCAAATCCGAAAAATCGATGAAGCTGAACTCCATGCGGGCATGCTCCAGGATCAATCTCTTCCCGGATTCCTGAGCCGTAGGTTCTTCGGCGGGCTTCTCTGCGGCAGTCTGCTGTTCGGCGCTTGCCCACTCTGCAACCTTCCGGTTCCACAGTAGCAAATTCCCATTTCCGCGCACAAACGGTGCCCCGACGGCTTTTGCGACGGCTCTTACGGTCATGTCTGACGTGCCCATTTCATCCGCCAGCCATTTTGCAGTACCGCCAAAGCTCTGCATGTTACGAAAGAACTCGCGTTTCAGGTCCTCCGGCATTGCCTTGAACTCCGGCCACGGCATGGGCCGGGTGATGTTGTAGCTTTTCACTTCTCCATTTTTCTCCCTTCTTTGTTTCGCGGTCAGGTTGTCGCTGGGCAGCGTACACCCGCCGCGCTTTCGGCTGATATGCGCAAACGCGCCTCGCGCAGTGCGCTTTTTCTGCATGCAATCGTAGTCAAAGTCATTCATACCGGCTGATATACACCTCCGTCCGGGGGTTTTCCTTGTCGTACAGAACCCGGCTCCCGTCGTGCGACACGATGATGCTGCTGTTGTCATCCGCCAGGGTCCCGGCATACACCAGGATATCGTCGATGGCCTCCAACAGGTTGGTTAAGTCCACCTTGCGCCGGGTTGGCATATAAAACAGGCACTTAACCTCCACCGGATCTGCGATGGTCTCGCCGCCCTTGCAATGCCATGCGGCGGCCTGCTGGTATGCTTCATATTGTGCGGATGGAATGACCATCGGCGCACCATACCGCCCTCGCACAATGCGCTGGTGATTTTTCTTTGTCACAGGGGGCAGAGGAATAACGATCTTTTTCATGTAACCCTCACTTCACTATTCGGCCCGTGTTGGGGAAATAGGCCATCCTCACCATCCCGGTGGGGCCGCGTCGATTTTTGTCCAGGTATAGCTCCAGCATGTCCGGGTCCCATTCGCCCCGGTCCTCCTTCTCGCACGGGCGGTGCAGCAGCGTCACGGTGTCCGCGTCCTGCTCGATCGCGCCGGATTCCCGGAGATTTGCCATGGTAGCCCGGAACTCTCCGCCACGTTCTGATGCACCGGCTCTGTTCAACTGGCACAGGCACAGCAGGGGGATATCCATCCGCATGGCCAGCAGTTTTGCCGACCGGCTGTTCTTCGTGGTGCTCTCGTAGAGCGTGGCTTTCTTGTTTTCCTGCTCCAGCAAGCCGATGTGGTCCAGCACGATCAGCCCCGGGCGCTCTTTGTAGGCCAGCGCTGTGACGGACCGCATGTCCATGCTTGACCGCCGATTGAACACGATGGGCATGTCAGACAGCTTGGCGGACGCTTCTGCGTACTTGGCGTATTCCGCTTCCGTCAGGGTGCCGCCGAACATCAGCAGCCTGGAGGATATCCCCGCTATGTTGGACGTCAGCCTGCTGGTGCAGTCGTCCGGCGACATCTCCAGGGATATATACAGCACCTTCACGCCGCGTTTTGCCGCATTGAGCGCGATTTGCAGGGCCAGGGCGGATTTGCCTTTCCCGGGCCGTGCGGCGACGACGTGAAACCCGCCGTTGATAAGCCCGCCACCCAGCAATCGGTCAAATTCCTGCAAGCCGGTCTTGACGTATGGTGGAGGCCCGCCAGCAAATCCCTTGTCAACGCGGTTCTTGAGGCCCTTCACGGCTTCCGAAACTTCCAGGCCCCCCGACACCCCAGCGCCGTCTTGAATCGCTGTGACGGCTTCCTGTGCCGTTCTGAGGGCATCCTGTGGGGATAGCTCCGATGTTCGGAGTTCTTCTCCCAAATCTCTGAGCTTGCGGCCCATGGATGCGTCCCTCATTCCGGCCACCCACACGTCGATGTTAGCGGTGGTCACGACAACTTCCATGCAGTCCGTCATGATCTTGCTGGTCACGTTGTCGTTGCGGCTGGATGCATCCATCAGCACAGACGGGGCATCCGCAGGGTCCCCAGCTTCATTCCGCCGCTGGATGGCCCGGAACAGCTCTGCGTATTCCGGCACCAGGAAGTCATCCGGGGACAGATCTGCGGCGGCTTCGTAGCATTCCGGCTGGATGAGCAGTGCGCCAATGACGTTTTGCTCCAGGTAGAGAGAGTCCAGCATGCGTCATTCCTCCCGAGTCCATCCGCCGGTGTCGGAGTTGTACGTCCATTTTGGGGACTTCTGCTCCGCTGGCGGCTTTGGGTTGTCCCGGTAATGCCATGCGTGGACGGCAGCTTTCCAGTCCTTCATGTGGTTTTTGCCGACCATCCAGCCCTTCTGCTGGTAGAAGGCCACAAAGCGATCTGCGTTGACGTGATAGCCCTTCTCACGGGCATACTCCGCCACAGCATCAACGGTTGGTGGGGAGAAACGCGCGGCGTGCGCGTTTTTCTCTCTTGGATTCGGATTGGATTCGGATTCGGATTGGATTAAGGCCGCAGATTGCGGCAGTTCGCCGCAGATTGCCGCAACTTGCGGCGGATTGCCGCAACTCGCCGCAGATTGTTGCAAAGCTGTGTTTTCGGAAGGTTCGGGGAACTTCGGCTTGCAATCTCTGATACGCTGATGCTTGACCCACCCGGGGAACAAAAAGTAGGGCCTCCCGTCCACTGTGTAGAGGGACACGCAGCCTTTTGCCGCCAATTCTTGGAGCGCAGCATCGATATCTTTGATGGATAACCTCTCCCGGAACGGGAAAACACGTCCTTTTATGATAGCGGGGCGGGCATCTCCGCGCCCCGCATCATCTGCTTGCGTAATCAATCCAATCCAGAGCCGAAATTCAAAATCCGAAAGAGCTGCGATTTTTTCTGAGTCGCATAAGCTTTCTTTTATGATTCTATTCGGCATGGTGGGCCTCCGTCAGATCGGCAGGTCGCCATCATCTTCGATTTCGTCAAACTCCGGCTCGTCGACTGTGCGAGACTCTTGGGGTTTGCTGTCCCGCTTGGAATCTCCGAAATACACGTTATCGGCCACAACCTCCACGGACTTGCGGCGATTGCCGTCCTTGTCCTGCCAGTCGCGGACCTGAATGCGGCCCTCCACGGCGGCCATGCGGCCCTTGGCGAGGTACTTGGCGGCAAACTCACCTGTATTGCGCCAGGCCACCACGTCGATGAAATCGGTCTCCTTCTCGCCGCTCTGGGACTTGAAGTCCCGGTCCACGGCCAGGTTGAAGCTGGTGACGGCGGTGCCGCCCTGGGTGCGGCGCAGTTCAGGGTCCCGGGTCAACCGGCCCATGATGATGACCTTGTTCAGCATTTTGCCACCTCCAGACGCTCCATGTACTTCTCCAGATCCTTGGCCTTAAAATAGATACGAGGATTTCCTCGGGCCACATGATACCCCTGGATAACACAGTCGCGCCGCAGGGCGTCCAGCGTATCAACGCTCACGCTCAACATCTTGGCCGTCTCGCTTCTCGTGTACAGTAACTTCTTTTCCATCGTTACCTCCTATAGATATGACTTTCCAAACTCGCGCCTGAAATCGGATTCTGACCAGCCCTCGTTCTTCATGATCGTCAGCTGTCCGTATCGGCGCAATCGGCGCATCTGGTCGCCGTTCCGGTGTACGGCGGACTTCCCGTTCCTGTGGCACCTGTCACCGCAAAGCCACACCACAGCGCCGTATTTCTCGCTCTTGGAGCGGTACGCCCCGCCGAAGATATGATGGCGTTCCAGCGGGTCATCCGCCCCGTTTCTGCCGCAGATGAAACATCTGTGTTCCATGTTCACCTCGGTTCGTCCGGCTCAAACTCCGGGCACTTTTCGATCTGATAGGATTTGTATGCCCCCCCCCATTTGCTGGGGTCCACAAGCGTCTCCGTGGCAACCCATCCGGGGATAGGAGTAAAACCCTGGCTCCAGGAACACCCACCGCAGGCGCGTTTACAGCCCCAACAGGGTTGCGTTTTCCGGCCATCGCCGAATATCTCGTCTGCGGGCCACCCGGCCACCAACCGGCTGCGGATAAGTTTTGCGGGGGTTTGCGTGATGGCCGCCCACTCGCTGATGGTCCGCGTCTCGCCGTGCCATGTGATGGGCGGCGTAGGTTGCGGTGCGTACTGGCATCCGCAGTGCCGCGCACGGCCCTTGCGTAGCCGGGTTGAGTCTACGTGGATGGTCTTGCCGCAATCACACCGGCACTCCCATTTGGCGCAGCCATTCGGGCTGGTGCCATTGCGGCGCACTGCGACGAGCATCCCAAACCGCTGGCCCGCCATGTCTTTCGCTTTACTGCCCATCGTCTCGCCCCCATTCCCGCTTCATCGCCGCCAGCTTCTGGGGCGGCAGATGCTCAATTCCGGCGGACTCGCAGTCCGATACGATCTGGTCGATCAACCGGCTCATCTGCTCTGTATCGTACGATCTGGAGCCGTACCATACCGTCACATTCGCGCACCCGGGGATTTTGCTGGGTCCTCGCTCGGCCATCCACCCGATGCCCTGCGCCGTCCAGCGGCGGATGAAATCATCTGCGGCCCGCTCCACCATGCACAGCACGTCGCTCACACCGCCGATGGTTTTGATTTCCTCCCGGTATATCGCTTCCCGGGGGAGGTTGTAGTGCGCGGCCAGCTTGTCCAGGAGCACCCAGCAGTAGGCGTTTGCATCGAGGCTCCGGCCCTTGCGCCTGATCTTGGCAACGTGTTCTTTGTCGGCTTGGAACTCGTCGCAGGCGTTCATGGCCACCTGTGGGGACTGCACCCGTAGGCACAGCCACGCCCCATCGCTGTCCTGTTGCCAGCGGACGGCGGAAACATCAACCTGTACCATTTTCGTGTTCCTTTTTCGCCGCCCTCATGCAGTCGCCGCAGAGCGGCATACCGTAGCGGGATTGTGCATATTTGGCCATGTCCTTGGGTTGCCAGGTTTCGCCACTGCGCTTCTTCACCGGCGCAATCATCGCGCCGCATCGCCCACACACAGGGTTCCGCTCCTTCTCGTCCAGCTCGGCAGATGATACCTTGTCCGGGTCCTCGCCGGTGGGCAGGGCGAAGGTCCTCAGCCACATATACTTAAAGGCGTAGGTCATGGCCTTGCCGCTCCCCTTGTCCTGGGTGTCTGCGCCGTCGCCGCAGGATGCGATTTCGATGGATTCCTCGGGGTTCTCCACGTTCACCATGCGGTACACCACGTCCACATGAGTGATGTTGCCTGTGCGGTTCGCAACCTGCGAAATCGGAAAAACAACCAGTTTGTGCTTCAGCATCTCGGCCCGCATGATGGAAGTGACCTTCTCCTCGCTCAGGGCCTTATAACTGGTGGAGCCGAACGCTACATGGTCGTCTTTTGCAAGATATTGCACGTCCTGCATGATGGCCGCGATTTTCTCATAGATGTTCAATACTCATCCTCCTCTTCCAGAATTTTCAGGGGGCAATATGCCCCGGTCCCGCGCGTGTCCAGCAGATACTCGCCCGTCCGGCGGCACTGGTTGCGGGAGTATGTTTCCAGCAGAGGGCAGAGCTTGCAGGACATTTCGCCCTCTGGGAAATAAATATCTACTGTCGCCCTGATATAGCGGGCCACTCCGTTTTCGTGCATGGGTTACTCCGTGGGGACTTCCGCCCCGACGATCATGCGGTCGAGGTTGCACCCCTCGATCAGGTCGGCCAGGTACTCGCGCTCATCCCGCGAAAAATCGTGCAGGAACAGTCTCAGCAGGCCACGAACGCGCTGGCCGCACTTGTGGCACACCCGGTCATCACGATTTTTGAGACTGTGGCATACCGGGCACTCATCGGCCAGGTACTCGCTGGGATTGCCCATCTCAAAGCCGCAGCGGGGGCAGTAGAATGCCGTGCTGGGGCCGTATTCCGCAGATTCCTCATGCTCCACGCGCGGGGTATCAAACGCCGCGTGGCAGTTGTCGCAGATGTACATCATTCGTCCTCCTCGTCATCGTCCGGGATATCAACGTAATCGTACACGCTGTTCTTGGTTTTGCCGGTGTATGCCCGGTAGAATCCGTGCTTTGCGCTTGCGTGCTTAATGCCAACCAGGTCTGCCAGCTCTTCCAAGCTGTCTGCCTGATGGATTGGCAGGCGGAATCTGTCCCGGGTGCAGTACTGATATACCCTCATTGCGCACCCCGATTCTTGATGCGGTCCTCCAGCAGGAGCCGCACACCCTGGCACAGGGTATACACCAGGTCGTTTTGCCAGATATCCCGGGACATGGCCAGCCGGGTCATGCCGGTTTCGATGTCGTCCAGGGCTTCCACCATTTCACCCCGCTTGGCCGGGGGCTTCGGGGTCTGCGCCATCATCTCCCGGTGTGCGTCGTTGGCCTTAATCAGGGCCTTGATGTGCGTCCGCTGATTGTCGATGGCGTCTGCGGCATCCTGGCAGAGTTGCCGGACGCAGGACCCGTCTTTGTGCTCGTCGGTGTAAGGGCACGTTCTGGGGCACGGTTTGCCAGGCTCTACGCAAGCCCGCAGGGCGGTGGCGATATCGGCGGGTGATAGGCGTTTTCTCATCGATCATCCTCCCGGTCAATCCAGTCCACCATCCGCATGAACCAGGTTACTGCTGTGCCCACGCCGATGTAGCAGAAAATCCATGCAATCGTCATTCTTCCACCTCCACGATGCCCCCGTTGCGCAACATGTACCAAATACCCGGATTGATGGTTTTCCCGTCAACGCGGACCATCCGTGCGTCTACGATGGTGCCGCCCTTGTATTCGGAAAGAACAAGCCAAGCCCCGAGTTTGCCCATAGCCTTGCTTTCGGGCCCCCACGCGACGGCCAAACATCCGTCGCCGAGCGCTTTCGCAGATCCGTACTTGCCGGTTACGGTCGCCGTGCCCCTCTCGCCAGATGCGGCGGCGTTGCCACTCTCGCCAGATGCGGCGGCGTTGCCCCTCGCGCCAGATGCGGCGGCGTTGCCACTCCAGCCAGATGCGGCGGCGTTGCCCCTCGTGCCAGATGCGGCGGCGTTGCCACTCGTGCCAGATGCGGCGGCGTTGCCCCTCGTGCCAGATGCGGCGGCGTTGCCCCTCGCGCCAGATGCGGCGGCGTTGCCCCTCGCGCCAGATGCGGCGGCGTTGCCACTCCAGCCAGATGCGGCGGCGTTGCCCATCCAGCCAGATGCGGCGGCGTTGCCACTCTCGCCAGATGCGGCGGCGTTGCCCCTCGTGCCAGATGCGGCGGCGTTGCCACTCGTGCCAGATGCGGCGGCGTTGCCCCTCGTGCCAGATGCGGCGGCGTTGCCCCTCGCGCCAGATGCGGCGGCGTTGCCCCTCTCGCCAGATGCGGCGGCGTTGCCCCTCGTGCCAGATGCGGCGGCGTTGCCACTCTCGCCAGATGCATAATCTTCAGTGGCCCCA